GCAACTGGAACACGTTGGAGAAACATCTACACCAATGACCTTAACTTATCTAACGAAGGTGGTGCTAATGATGTTGACGGAACTTGGGGAAGTTATACTATACAAGAAGGAGCAGAGGATCTTTTCTTAGTGAACAAACGATCAGGTAAAAAGTACAAATTTAATTTAACGGAGGTGAACTAATGGGTCTTTATATGGGTACTGGAGGAATGGATGATCTCAAATGGGTTGCTTTCAGTATGAGTAGTGCAAGTATACATGGAGACAGAGGTGTATCAAGCATAACAAGGCATTCTAATGGTAGACATCAAATTGTTTTTGATGGAAACATGGCTGCACAGGGACAGTATGCTGTAGTTGCAAATGGTCAGTATGAGTGGTCAGTTGGTCCTTGGAGTAGTAATCTAAATAATTATGAAGTGGGTCAGGCATATACATGGCATGGTAGATATGCTGCTGGAACAGGCGGTGATATTGGTTACTTTGCAGCAGTTATAATTGGAGAATAATCATGGCTGATACAAGTAAAGTAATTATTTTTAATTCACCATTAACAAATCAGTTAGCAATTACTATGGTTTCTGGTAGATGTGATAAAACAGTCGATGAGATTGCAAAGATGACTGTTCCAAATGGTGTTAAATATAAAGTAATAGATCAAAGTGATCTACCAGCAGATAAAACATGGATTGATGCATGGGAAGATCCGACAATTGAAGATCAAACATCCACTGGTGAAAACTCATCATCCCCTGTTTAATTAAAATGGCGATTCAAATTAACATGGCGAAAGCCAAAGAATTACATAAAGGTAACATCAGAGAGGCAAGAACACCATTACTTGCTGCACTTGATATTGAATTTCAAAAGGCACTAGAGACCGGTGCTGATACAAGTGTAATAGTTGCAAAGAAACAAGCATTACGAGATGCACCAGCAGCATCAGGTATTTCAACTGCTGTGAATACAGGTGACTTAGTAGCTCAATGGGATGCAAGTATTTTAGGAACCTCACCATACAGTTGAATTTATAGCAGATTGCTAGTATATTATAGTAATACAATATCAATTTAATGCCAGTTGACTTTAAAACAAAACTAGAAGCTATCAACAAAGAGCTTCAGCAAATCGCTAATAATTATAATGAAGCAACACAAGTTGCAAAAAACTGTGAACAAAAAATATTTGAGCTAAAAGGAGCAAAAGCTCAATTAGAAGAATTTATAAAAGAAGAATCTACCGAGTCTTAACAGGAATATTTCTGTCAATAATTCCATACATGACATAAAGCGGTGCTAATCCTATAATCAGGAAAAGTACCATAAATGTTAATGGTACGGTTGCCTTAATTAGTGCTTGTTTAATCATGTTTCAAAAAATAGCGAACATTCTTTCTATAGTTTCCTTCGTACTGGTGTCATCTGTCATCGGTGGAGGCTATTTTGGTTATAAATATGTAACATCAGAACAGTTTAAAGCAAAGATGATGAATGAGGTTCTTGGTAATGTGCAAGGACTTATGCCAGATATTTTAGATAACGCACTACCTGATGTAACAGGTCCAACAATTCCTAAGTTTAAACAGCCTAAAATTTAATGATTTTTGGATTTATAAAAAAATTAGTAAAATATTATATTGACAAACTAATTAGCTGGCTACGGATGCAAAAGTTTAATTTAGAGCTAGATAATGACATAAAAAAATATCGCGAAGAATTAGATAAAAAGATAGAAAAACCAAAAATAAAAGAAGTTGGAAAGTTTGGAGAAGATGGCTGGTCTATTTCTATTGGAGATGTAGAAGATGGAGATTCCTGATATAAGTATTCCTGAGATTTATATTCCAGACGTTCCAGAACCTTATACTCCTCATTATTTAAGTATTACAACACCACCTGAGATTAATGCCCCTGGTTGCACTTATCAGCATCGAGATATAAAGAATACTGGTAATCGTAATTTATTATTGGAAGATCCTAATGGAGTGTTTACTACCTGTGATTTTCCGTTCCCTAATTTTGTTCCTCTTGATTATTCTCCAGAAAACTTAGTGATTGTAGAAGAAGCTCCTATTAATAATCCTACTCCTGATTTACCTGAGACTAAACAGGCTGAAATACCAAAAGTACCAGAAGAAAAATTACCAACCTTAGAACCCTGCCCTGGTAAAAATGATCAAAGAATTAAAGATTTTCGTAACTCTTCTAGGTTAGAACGTGTCATCGGACATAAAAGAGGAGATGATGGGGTAGAGTGCATCACTATCTATGAAGACGTTCCGTTTAAAGATCAGTACATTCCAGAGGTTTCTACTATTGTATCTACTGCTGTTATTGGCTTGGTCGCTGCCAGTAGTCCATTACTTCTTAATGCAGTCAAACCATTAATTAAGCAAGTCGTAAAAAAGCTGACAAAGAAGAAAGATTAATCTACTTAATTTTATGAGTGTGTGGGATAACTTGATTCGGTGGAACAGTAACTACAATATCTTCACAGGTCAAAGCACTTGATGAGCCTGGTCTAAATGTAGCTCCCAACTTTGCTTGTTTCGCACACATCTCTAAACGATATAAACTAATTTCCATTTTTGTCTTTTTAATCAATAATTCTTGTGCTTTTATATTTACTGCTGCTGCTTTATGACATAATTTACCACCTTTCCCAAGAGGAATATTGAATTGCATAGAAATACCATAATTTAAGTTGTAGTTATCTTTTTCAAATCTTGGTGTCTTGGTTGTATATTTAACTTGTCCTGTTGTTTCGTCATAAATCTCTTGAAAAGTAAATCTTTCTGTCGGTCGATTAAATGACCAAGAATCGGTTAAGTATGGAGTAATTGTCATGCTTGGAGAAGTACAGGTAATTCCCTGCGAATATCTATTTTGTGGCAAACTTGATGGGGTTATCATAGTCGCATTATTATTGACTACACCTTGTGCTGTTGAGTTAGGACTAGCTACTGTTGTATTAGCCAAAACCCTTGCAGGACAAAGGATTAAAGCTATTGCCCAAATGTAGTTGTAGTTTCTGTTGTAGTGCTTGTATTTATTGTTCTTGTTATTGTTGTTATTGTGTCTAATCCTGGGGTTATTAGAGTTTCTTGAAGAGAGAAAGCTGAACCTGGGGTTGATATTTTCCACCTTGGAACGGCTTCTAAGTTTGGTGAAGTCCAACTAAAATTTACTCCTCCAACTGTTTGTTCGGTAAGAGTTGTAGCTGTAGGGTTGATATATCCATTAAGATCGGCACTTTCAATATTATGCCCAGAACTTGAGTAGCTATATCCAGTTCTGTATTGATGAGATGTGATAGTTTCATTAATTACTGATTCAGAAGAACTTGAAGTACTACTCGAACCTGAACGAAATTGAGGAACGACAGGCACGGCTAATGTCCTTATAGGTAATACTAGTAAAACTAACCAGAAAAGTCTAGTCAATTTGTATGCTGACAGTAGTAGATCCAATACAGCTAGTACCTGATCCTCCAGCAGTGCAGGTATGGATTCCTGATGAAAGTGACGTAAGAGCTAGGTTTCCAGCAGTTCCTCCAGAAATTACTGTTGTTTGTCCACCAAGAACAGGAAGAGTTGCTATTCCAGAGCTAGGAGTGATTGCTGATTGTGTACTATCTCCAGCTTGGTATGACTCTGATAGTGAGAACGCTGATCCAGCATTTGTAACTGTGGTATTTGTAGCCGTTACTGCTGCCAAACCATTACTAACACTTCCTAAATTTAATCCTCCAATTCCATTGGTTACGATACTATCTCCTGATCCTGTAGAAGTCGTGATATTGCTACCACTTATGCTGTAAGTATTAGGAGCAGCATTGGTAATTACATAAGGTGAATCAATGGAAATCTGTGCAGAGGTCACATATTTCGCAGTAATGTCAGCATAAACTGGTGCTGAGAACAAAAATAAGAATGGAAGAAGTCTTTTCATTTTTTTGTGGTTGTTTCTTTGGTAGGAATTTTAGGAGCATTATTGTTCTTTTTCTTACCAACCTGCAAACCGAAACTGGCTAGACTTCCACTAAAAATCGAAGCGATAAAAGTTGGATCGAAGTCCACTATCTTCTTTCCGTCAGCAGGTTCGTAGTAAGAAAGAGTCAGCATACTTGCAGACCAAACTAAAACTGCAATTTTGACAATCGTTTCGACACGATTACCTTCCTTTTCTTCTTGATCTTCCATTTTAAATGTCAGAAGTGGGATTCTTTAGTCATACTAGACATAATTACTTATTTACGCAAATGACCGAAGTACAAGCAGCTTTACTAGGAGCAGGAGCTACTGCTTTTGTTATGGTCTTGTCAAACATGAGTAATCGTAGAGAACGTACCATAATAGATATTTACAATAGATTAAACCAGTTATCGCAAGCGGTTAGCAGGTTAGAAGGACAAAACCGATAATGTTTGTTATGTTTGGAATACATAACACAAACAAATGCTAAAAATTTTTAAACCTATTCTTCTTGTTTTTATAAAATCAAAAGCAATGAAAAGGTTAATACTTGATTTGTTAAAAGCTTTGGTTAAACAAACAGACAACACCATAGATGATCAAGCAGTAAGTTTTATTGAAGCCAGACTCTATCCAGGGTCTACTACTAATCTTAAATAAAATGAAAATCAACAAATTTCTAAACATCGAAGTAGAAGAAGCTCCAGCAGAGT